ATTACGTATACGAAGTGATCGCCAGTGCGTTCTGTGATGCTACGGGCGCTGGTGTACTGTTCATCACTTCCACAGGGCATCGTTGTCAATGTCCTTGCGTGCATCGGCATCGTCAAGCGCCTTCTGCAGCAGCGGATCCTTGAACTGGTGCCGCAGGTGCTCTGGTACCCGATCCTCGAAGGGAACTGGCAACGTGGCGACCTGGTGGTAGCTGTTGCGCCAGGCGTAGAGCAGGGCATCGGTGGTGTGGTCATTGCCGTCTTCGGGCACGTCCGTCACCCGGCCCATCGCATCCTTCTGCCACGACAGCGAACACAGCTCGTCCCGCAGGGGTGCAGTCGTCGCCGCGATCAGTTGCACGTTGTCTCGGGCCATGTCCTCAGACATCAGCCGCATGAAGCGCGCCTTGTCTGGCTTGGTGCAGGGTTCCCAGTACAGCGAGGTGAAACGACCCAGCGTCTCGTTGAATTCCTTGCTCTGGTTGTCGATGATGCGGCGACTGATGGGGTACTTCTTGGCCAACTCGAAGTACGCCTGTGCCATCTCGTACATGGTGCAGCCGCTCTGCTTCCAGACATCGACGATGAAACACTGCTTTGTCATCATGCTGTACGCAATGACGACGAGGGCCGAGGCATCGACAGAGCCAGTGTCAGCGCCGCAGACGTAGATCCACTGGTCACCGGGCGGGAGCTTGGGCAATTCATTGACGACCTTCCACTTCGGGTAGATCAACAGCGTCTCGTCGAAGCGCCACTCTCCGTAGTATCGCTGGCGAAAACCCGGAGATGAGATCAGTGAAGGATCGCGAGCCAATTCCTCGTCGATCTCTTGTTGCCAGTGGGCGTATGGGTTCTGGTGTGCTGTCCAACGTTCGACAGACCAACCCAGAGCACGCTCTCCGGGCCGCATGCCTTCACTGTCGAGCCCAGTCACCTGCCAGAAGTATGCCCTGTGATTGGCGGGAGTACCCGCGATCGTGATCGACCCGTGCAGGTCTGCCATGGCGGGCCAGATGTCGTGGTTGATCATGTGGCCCAGGTCGCTCGTCCAATCCTGCGCCTCATCGATGCAGACGTGCTTGTACTTCTGGCCGACCAACTTGGCACCTGATCCCTCGTGCGCGTCTGCACCTGTCAGCGTGATGCTCGATCCATTGTCGAAGACGACCCGCAGCTCAGCCAGCTTGGGCACGTACGGGATCATCAGTTGATTGAGCTGACCGAGGAGCATGTCCCACATGATGTCCTTGGCCATGGGTCGAGTGCGGGCCACGTACACACACCTGCTGTTGGGCGTCTCCAGTGCCCGATCGATCAGTTCACTGCACAGCATCTCTGATTTGCCGGCGCGCCTGGAGCACAACAGGGCCTTGCGTCGGGAACGGTTCAAGAAGGCCCGACGTTGCCCACCGTCAATGCACCGCATCTTCAACAGGTGTCGGTACCAGCCCGTGTCGTAGCGCTTCAGTGCCTCGAGGTGCAGGTCCCTTGCGGTGAATTCAGGCATGTCAACTCTCTTCTTTCGTGCCATGTGCCATGCCGATCAGCGCGTTGAACTTCTCATTGGGAACGTCAGCCAACCCAGTGTTGAGCTGGATGAGGGTCGCCGGGGGTGAAGGATCGGCGACGATGTTGTCCGAACCCGAGAAGACCCCTGCGTAGCGGATGACGCGGTTGGCGGTGTCCGGGTTCAGCGTCTTGCTTGGGTTGTCCTTCTGGCCACGCAGGATGACGTCGAGCTCGTGGTTGATGACGTCCAAGACTTTTTGGTAGCCAGAGATGTGGCTCTCCCGCGCCTTGAGCCGCATCGTCTGCACCCGGCGGGACGTCTCCTCGTTGCGCTTGTCGATCTCGGCATGCGCCTTGGCGATGGTGGTGGGATGTGCCATGTCTCTCAGCAAATCACTTTCTGGTTGAGTTGCTTCAGAGTGAAGTGGGCGTCAGGGCCAACAGCACCTGGCGAATGGGGATCACCGCCGTCTTGCCCGACTTGCTGATGTACACGAAGTCGCCCTTCAGCCACAGGCGGGTCACCTCGTCTTGGCCCAGGTTGAACGTGTTGCGGCTGCCACGGACGATGGTCACGTGGTGGTCGATCTGCAGGTGCTCCAGCTCAATGACGTTGGGATCGCTCTGTGTCTTCTTCTGTTCAGTGCTCATGGTATTTTCCTTCACTTGCCGTTCTTCTCTCGCGCTGCTCGAGCACGATCGATGACACGTTGAATCTGTGCAGCGTCGTCATCGTCCTTGGGTCCCGGCCACTGCAGGCTCTTGGGGCCACTGCGAGCGCCGCCGCCTTGGGGCAGGGCACCGGGCACGGGCTTCTTGTCATCGGCCTTCGCCTTCTCTTCCTCTGCCAGCTCACGCTTGAGTTTGGCGGACAGGAGGGCACGTTCCTCGACGAGCTCTTTTTCGACCTGCTCGGCGGCGTACTTGAAGAGCTGCTTGATGGTGTCCTCGGCGATGTCGCTGCCGTACTCGGGCACGTACTCATCATTGTAGATCTGCATTGCCTTCTGCCGCACCTGATCGTGGGCACCCTTGCGGACGGTCAGTTCGAACGCCTCTGGCGCAGCGTCGAGCACTTCCTTCACCATCGCCTTCAGGTTGTTGCGACCCCGCTCGACTGCTTCGGCCTGGCGTGCTTCAACCTCTGCAGCTTCCTTGGTCTTGATCTCAGCCCGCAACTTCTCGAGCTGTGAGCGATCCTCCAACGCCTGTTCGGTGACCCGACGGAGGACGGGATCTGCGATCGTCTTGGGATCGATGGCGGGCTTTGCTTGCTCAGTGTGTTGCTGCTTCTGGAGTTCAGTCAAGCGGGTTGCCGAGACGCCCAATCGCTCCAGCTCTGCGACGTCGCCCTTGTCCCAGGCGGCCTGCAATCGATCAAAACGAGCAGCCTTCTCGCGGACGAGGCGGACCTCTTCGGCCTTCTTCAGCGCCTCTTGTGCGCGGTGCTTCTTCAGCGTGTCGGCCGGGTTGTATTTCTTCTTGTCACCCTCGAGGGTTTTCTCTTCAGACGTGCCACCTTCCACCTTCGCGGCCTCAGGCGATTTGTCCTGGGGCGGTTGTGGGGTCGGCTTGGGCATCTCGCCCCTGCCATCCCAACCAGCTGCCTTGGCGGCACGGATCCGTGCAATGAGGCCCTCCGTCGTCAGGGGCGGGGGTGCAGCGGGTGTCGTTGGTGTTGCTGTGACTTCGGGTGGCATGGTCATTGTCCTTTGAACGGAATTGCCGGCGACTGTGGAGCGGGTGCACCTTGGCCCATGGGGGCGGGCGGCACGACGGGTGGCGGAGGCGGTGCATGGGTCGTCAGGTAGTCCTTGCACAGGCGGTAGAAGGTGTCGAGCTGCTTGAGGACCTTGGGATCGAAGTTGGGCTTCTCGTTGAGGGCGACATGGTACTCACAGCGCAGCACCGACAGCACCTGTTGGCACTGGCCCGGGTCCTCTGGCGGGAGCAGGTACTCATCGGGCAGGAATTCCGCCGGCACCTTCTGATGGTCGTACGCCATCTCGATGACGGTGTCCAAGCGCTCCCACCACGACAGGGCACGGCGCTCAGCTGCCTCGACGTCGGGCTGGTCGTAGATGCGGAGCAGCGTCATCTTGTCGAGGATGCCCGCCTGTGCCAGCTCAGTGGCGTACTGCTTGCGACCTGCAGGATCACGAGCGATCTCATTGGTGGCGAAGGGGGTGACGGTGAACTTGTTGGCGGGCAGGTCGCACTCTTTCCAGTCGATGCTGCCCATGAAGCGGCGGCCATTGACCTTCGGATTGAGGCCCTTCTTCGCCTGCAACCGCGTCAGTTCGATCGCGATCTCGGCGGCACGGCACATGCCCTTCGCCAGCTCGTTGGAGAAGTGGGACTGGCGGGTCGTCTGATTGTCTCGCAGTTCCCGCATGCCGACGCCGCTGTCGACGCCCTGTTCGTGGCTGGCATTGACGGCGCTGTCGCTGATGCCCACCCGCTCTCGTGACGATGTCTTGAAGAGGCCCCAGGTCGGGTAGAAATCCTCGGACATGAAGGGCACGTTGAGGGCCTCGAGGCTGCTGCCCTGCTCCAGGCACAGGATGTTGTCGCCTGTCGAGACTTGGCTCTCGATGACCTTGCCCTTTGCGATGAAGCGGGGCATGCCGTTCTGGCGATACGACTTCCACCACGAATGGAAGCAGTTGTCGTAGCGCGCCTGCAGGCCCATGCACTTCTCGGCAACGCCCAGGCCCCACCACTGCAGGGGATCCTCCTCGAAGCGCAGGGTGACGACGGGAAAGAAGTGGACATCCCAGGGTTCATCGATCAGGCACACGTCGGACAGGGCCAGCAGGTGGCGACCGTCCTTTGCACCCGGGAACGACGGCAGGTGCCAGGCCTCGACGAAGGCGCGTGACATGTTGTTGTTCTCGCCGCTGCGATCGGACGTCGTCGTGGCACCGAAGCCGACGTGGCTGGAGGCCAGGATGCCGTCACGCTTGCTTGGGAACGACTTGATCAGCTCGTGGGTGGGCATCTTGCCGATGTGGGCCAGTTGGGTGGGCTTCTTCATCCGCGCATCGTCGGGATCGACCAGGATGTCGCTGGGGAACACGTGTTGTGAACAAACATCGCCCACTGCGTCGGTGTAGAACTTGAGGTAGCCCATGCCGCAGACCAGCGCGTCCTTGCCGGCCCGGACCATTTCGGTGTCGACGTCAGCGCCATCGAGCAGGCCATCATTGAACTGCGTCAGCTTGCGGCAGCGGCGTTGGGTCGAGCCCAAGGCATCGGTGCTGGCGATGGTGACGCGGGGCAGCTCGGACATCGTCATCGAGGCCAGGGTGTC